AGCCGCTGATGGGTTGCCCTCCTTCAGCGTGGCATCCAGGTCTTTTGCCGAATAGTCGGAATGGTGGTGTTTTATCCAGTCTTCAACAGATTTTGAACCGCGTTTATAAGCAGCTTCCATCTGTTTTAAAAGTTCGTTTGAAAAACTTTCAATGAAGGCCTTGTCCGGGAACAGTTCTCCCCCTTCGGGGGAGTTAGAGGGGGCTTTTTCTACTTTTTTTTTAGGCTGTTCCGGTAGGCGTCGAACGATGACAACAACCCATCGTACTCATCAGAAGCCTCAAAATTGGCGGTTCCTGCTCCTCCCCCCTCGGGGGAGTCAGAGGGGGCTTGCAATATAAAATCATCCTCGTCGTACCCGCGTTTCATCAGCAGTTGTTTGGTAGGCCTCATTCCGGCAGTGAAATAAACCTGGTCGATTTCGGCGGCATCCTTGCTAATCTTTCGGGGCGACTGGAGGCGTAAATTCATGCGTTCCACCGCCATGCCGTTTACATTCTGAATGATGGCAACCAACTGGTTAACGGCAGACAAACACAGGCGTTTTCCGCTTTCTATTGCATCTTCGCGTATCTCGATGCCACTTTTACTGCTGCTGTAACCACCGCGGCCCTGAACCTGCATGGTGAGGTCGGTACCAGTCCACAGCTTTTCAATCTTCCGGCGCAGGATTTCGTCTATGTCCTTATACAGGTTACCGGTGGCGCTGCGGCCAGCGTTGTGCATACTTTCAATTAATGTTCCATCGGGTATGGCGGCCACGCCGTTGTTGCGGAGTTGCATGAGCATGTTCAGCAGGTCGGATATTTCCTGGTCTTTTGCCCCCGGAGGGTATTTGCCCAACCATTTATCCCGGCCATCTTCCTCGGCAAACTGGAGCATAAACTCGAAGTTGCCGTTCAGCCCCACGGCCAGCCAGTAAGCTATGTCGAGCAGGCCAACGCCGTAAGGGTTCAGTAAGGTGGGTTCGTGTTGCACCAGGATAAACTTGTTTGGCCAGGTGGCCAATACATCAATGCCTTCCTGTACTTCGTTAGAAAAGAGCCTCAGCACGCGGTTGCGGTCGAAAAAGAAGAATTTTTGCGGACAGGCCTCTACTTTTGCCGGTACTGTTTTTCCTTCAAATTCAGCCCATTCGGTAATTTCAAGCACGGTAAAGCCGTAGTCGCGGGCAACCAGGGCATTGCGCATGAATGTCCAGGAATCGAACTGGTCGAAGAAAGCGGAGAACCAGTCGGTTTGCTGGCCTGCAACACGTTTTCCCGACGCCAGGAAGTTGATTTCAAGCCCTGAAAGCGCGTCGCGGAAGCTGATGAGTTGCGGGAAAATATCCTGGTGAATGGCCACGCGGTCGAACAGGTCGATCAGCGCCGATTTCTTTTTTAAAACTAACGACGGGTTAGGAAGCTGTTTGATGGAAGCTTCCAGTTTTTTCTTTAATATTTCGGAGCCGGTTCCTTGTTGCGGTGTAGTTACTGCCATTTTTTAACTGATTTTTTGTTTGAATTGTCGTACTAAAAAGTCCTGCAAATCGAGGTAATCGTCTTTCTCGACGGTATAAACCTTTCGTTCCGGGAGCCGTGTCCGCGGTTCGTCGCTTTGGTGATATTTCAGAACGTCTAATCCGGATACAAACAAGCCTCCGGTGACTTCCCAGTTTAAGCTTCGTTTTAGTAAACCTTCGCGTTGCAGCGGTTTCAGCGGGTAGCCCAGCTTTTGTTTTTGTTTCCGGGTGCTTTCGGCTAACAGCGGCCACGAAACGGATGGGGATCCGCCGTCCTCGAGGTTTTGTTTTCCCCGGGAAACCAGCAACTGCCCGGCGCTTTTCAGAAAGCCGGGGTCTTTAGCAGCGGTGTCGATCGCTCTTTTCAGGTTGCCTAACTTGGCCGCCAGCGGGGTAATATTTTTGAATTCGAGTTTAACCTGGATCATGACCGTATATGTTCGATTACTCCATTTTTATCTGGTTTTCCCCAGCTTCTGGCCGGAAGGACAACCGTTATTTTTTCCTGACAAAAATCAAGTAAATCTTGTGTTGTGAGTTCCGGGAAGCGTTTACGAAAAGCGTCTAACAGTAAGCATTGCATATCAACAAACTCTTCCATCGCTCCGGACTCGATTGCCTCGTCAACCTCTTTTTTTAGGTGATACAGCGGAGCAGTAAACGGGCGCTCTTCGCCAAATGTGTGGTCACTAAATTGAGCCACCAGGTTTTTTATATCCTCAATTGTTGTCATTCTTTTTCAAATCCTTCCAGCATTTTATTTACTCTGTTCGTTCTGCTGTTGGTCATGTTTGCCACATGAACGGCGGGCGGAATGTAGGCTTCGGTAGAACCGGCCTCTAATGCAAGCGCAGCGCCCCAAAAGTAGTCGGCATGGCTTCCGTCTTTCCTGTCGGCCTGCAGGCGGATGTTCCCGGAGACGGTTACCGATTGTTTGATAAGCTGAAAGTCGTCCATAATGGAACGATCCGGAGGAATCAGGAACGAACCGTCTTCCAGGCATTTTTTCATCCGGAAGGCCATCGATTCCTTTACCATTGCCGTAAAGTTCACTCCTTCAATACGGGAGGCTCCCCAGCGCGCCTGGAGGTGGTCAACTATACCAATTCCCATGCCGGTGCGGTCGATGCAAACGCGGCGGAGGTTGGGCAGTTCGTCTAAATATTGGCCTATAATGGCTTCCTGTTTCGGGAAGTCGGTTCCCTGAATTGCCAATATATGCCGGGTGATGAACAATCCCTTGTTCACCTCTTCATTAATCCAAAATAAGGTTAAGTCTTTGAAGCGGCCAATGTCGAGGCCGCCAAACAATGCCTTACATTCCCAAAGCTGATCAAAAGGAAGCAGTTCGGCTGTAGCGGCTTTCTCTAAAAGCGTGTAGGTTACGAAGGTTTCATTTTCGTCAGCCGGTTCGCACATAAATTGCTGTGCCCAAATGGAATCGTCGCCCACCGATTTACGGATCTGCTCTATATACGCGTCTTCCTCTTCGCGGGTGCATTTTTTCCGGAGGCTTTTTTCAGCCAGTCCCTGGCGCACAGCTTCAACAAAGGTTGTCTTGTAGTGTTTCCACTGCAGCTCTCCCCGTTCCAGGCGTTTGATGAACGAATAGAAAACCGAACCCTTTCCCCGGTGCGTGGAGATAATCCGTATAGGGTAACCCCAGACAAGCGCAGCGGGGGAAGCGGCCTCCCAGACCTCCATTTCGTTGTCGCGGCGGGCGAACTCGTCGAGTACGATTTTACCTCCCTTTCCGTGCAGTTGGTTTGGAGAACTGGAGAGGCCGGTTATTTTTTTTCCGTTTTTGAAATTGAGGACGAACGTGAGCGCGTCGCTGTCGTCGATAAGTGTGGCCTCGCTGGATTCGAACACGGCATTGAGCGCCTTTGCATATTTTTTGCAGTAATCGATATACTCCCTGGCATTGGTTTCGTTGTTTGAAGAGAACCAAACGTTGTACAACCCAAGTATCCCGGCATCGCGGACATCTTCAAAAGCCTGGACAAAGGTTAACCCGATACGCCGGCTTTTTTCGTAGAGTTTAATCTGCGATTCGTCCTCTAACCAGGCAACCTGGTAAGGCATAAAACCAAATTTGGAATAATCGATTTTCATATCGTTAAGTCAACTCCAAAAGTCTGTTTGAAAATTTCAGCCGCATTCTTCTGCGATTTTGCAGCGGCTTCGCTTTCGGCATCGCTGGCTTCTTCATCGGCAGAAATGGCTTTTTCATAATCGCGCATCCGGATCATGGATGCAGCAATTTTTGTAAAACTGTTGAGCAGGTCGCGCGAAGGCATCTGGTCAGACTGAAGCTGCTCTTTAATTTTCTGTGCCAGCAGCGTGGCAATTTCGCGGGCATCGTCGTGGAGGCTTTCCTGGAACTCGCGGTACTTTTTCCGCTTTAGTTCCCAGTTGCCGTTTTTTGCCCACTCGCGGACTGTCCTTTCGCTCACGTCGAGTTCTTTTGCAATGGCTTCGAAGGTCATCAGGTCTTCGACATACATCCGCTGCGCCGTATCGTTGAGTAGCACCTTTTTCATGGCTACCGCAGTTTACGTTCCAGCGCTTTAATGTCGGCTTCAATTTCGGTGATTTCGCGCCTGATTCTGACAATGTTTTCCACGGCAAGTTTCGCCTTGCCCGCGTCGATGTCGGTAAATTCGAGATACGGCGACAGCTCTTCCCTGGCCTGGGTTACAAACATTTCGCCTTCCATCAGTTTTGATTCGCGGTCGCGTTTCAGGCTGTTGATCTTACTCTCGAGTAATATTCTTTCGGTTTCTAACGACATAATTTTCCATTATAAAGGTTAATTTTTGTATTTCAACGGCCATTTTATTGATGGCTTCCTGCATGTCTTTCAGGTAACGATCCTTCGCCTCAACCGTCTCGCGCCATTTGGCAATTTCGTTGGTGTGGTTTTTTTCCGATACAATCCACACGTACAATACAGCGGCAGCAATTGGCACGCCGTTAATCAGGTTCAAAAGAGCTTCTTCCATGTATTGGTTTTATTATGCAAAACAATCTGAAAACGGTCTATATCTTCCCTGACACGTGACATTAAATAATTAATGGTATAGGGACGACTTTTGTGTCACAAACTGAAAGTTAAACAACAAAATTTTTGCCTATGCCAATACGATTATTCACAAGCGGCACCCACAAAAGCGTTAACGGGACGCTGAGTTTTAGCAACGATGATGTTGACCGGATATTTGCCGGGACACATCAATCGGCGACGGAGCCCATCCCGTTTGTGCTGGGGCACCCAAAAAACAACCTTCCTATTGTGGGCTGGCTGAAAAAGTCGGCTATCAAAAAGTACACTGAAGGCGAAAAGGTGAGCCTCGGCTTCGAGCGCGAAGATGCCGAACTGAGCGATGAAAGCCTGAAAGTCATCCGCGACCTGGGGAGCAACAAAATCAGCGTCAGATTAGAAAATGGCGCCATCCGCCACATCGGCCTGGTATCCAAAGCTGCCGTGGAGGAAAACAACGCGCAGAACTTTTCACAGGCCGACCTTAACGGCATTTTCCACACCCAGGAAGACATACTGGAAAAGCAACCATCCGATTTCTCAAAGTTTTTAAACGATTTTAAATCAATTTTTAAACCCAATTCTAATATGGCAGAAGAAAAGAAAGACACCCAGCCGCAGGCAGTTGACCTGAGTGGGCTGATGGAGCAGAACCGCAAACTTACCGAACAGGTTACAGCCCTCACCGGGTTGGTAACCGGCATGGTAGGCAAAGCAAAGGCCACCGCCGACTTTTCGGCGGATGAGTACAAGAACCTGACGGCATCGCAAAAGGAAACCGCCGCCGGCATTATGGCCGACCTGGGCGACGAAAAAGCAACTGCGCTGAAAAGCCTGTTGAAAGAATTAGCCAAACCGGCTGTTGTGGTGAAAAGCGGCAGTGTTGTGAAAGACCTGGGAGCCCCGGTTCAGGAAAAAAGAACCGCCGAGGAGATCGTCCGCGAACAGTTAAACAACTTAAACGCATAGGCTATGAAGTTTTCACAAATAGCCGGATCGGCTCAGAATACCGCCATAGCGGTTCCGATTATCACCAGCCGCAGCCCTTTGCTTAACGACTGGATTGAGTTCTTCACCAAGCCTGGTACAGCAGCTACCGTAAGAACCGAAGGTTTAAGTACCGACATTGCAGCTAAAACAAGGCAGCTTGAACAAGGCTACCAGGCAGCAATTGTAAGGCCGCAGACTACCACCATCGGGCGTAAGTTCATGGGTGGCGAAATCCAGATCGACATGGCTTACGAGAAAATGGGCTACGACATTGGTTCAGAGTTCCTGACCCAGTTGAAACGCCACATGATCGATTTTCCGACCATTTTCCATTACCTGTTGATTAAAGGCAATCCTGACGTGGACGCCAAACAGTTTGCAGGACTGGAAATCCTGACCCCGGCAACCCAAAAGATTACTGCTGCCCCGAATGGGTTGGAACTCCTTTACGGGAGCGACAACGCCGCCAAAAAAAGCCAGCAGACTTTCCTGGAAAAAATCAACCTGTTGATTGAACGTTGCAAAGGCACCAGCAAGGTTCTGATTATGAACGACCGGGTGAAGGCGTACTTCAACACGGTGGCTCAGGGGGCAATCCAGCAGACGGTAAACAGCTTCGGCGTCCCGATTGACCGTTACAACAACACCCCGATGATTAACCTGGGCGACGTGCAAACTGCGTCAAAGGTTTATACTCCGATCCTTCAGTTCAACGAAACCGTTGGTACGGCTGAAAACTGCTCGTCAATCTACTGCGTGAACTTTGCCGAGGAAGATGGCATGAGCTTCATGACCACCTCCGGAGGGTTCGAAGTGTACGACATGCGCAAGGTTGACAACTGGATTAAAGCCCAGTACGAGTTGATTGCCGACAGTACGCTCATCCGCAGCAATGCGCTGGCAAAATTGGAAGGGTTAAAATTTAGTAACGAAAATCCTGCATAGTATGAAACGACTGCTTATTTTTTCAATATTAGCGATGTTCGCGTTTGCCAGTGCTTTCGCGACATCGAAAACTTACACGCTTAAGAAGACCCTTTCCGACGGCGAAGGCTCCAGTTCTTATTCATATTACCAGTTTCCGGTATCGGCTTTTGCCAACGATACTATTGCTTATGGCGACACGGTAACGTTCAACCTGTATGTTGACTACAACAAACATGTGCCGGTTGCCCCGGTGCTGTATATGTTGTTCAGCGAGGCAGGAACCACCGACTCACTGAAGGTGACGAATGTGATTAACTACAGCCAGGCGGCAGCATTGGCCAACGACAATCTTGGCGCACTTGAATCATACTATTACAAGACGTTTAAGACTACCGTTAATATCGTTGATTTTAACAATGCAACCTATTATCCATTGCTGGCCGCCGATTCCATAACATCAACAGGTGTTGCGTACCCAAGTTTTTCGCTAACCCGGAGCGTAAAGTACTCGGTCACCGTTATCCCCCTTAAGTCGGGGGCGGCGGTGAGGGTAAAAGATTTCCGGATAAAATTATACTGTCAACCAACACAGTTTAAGTAATGGGGGCAAAAGCTATCCTGGAACAATACAAGAAAAAACACCCTTTGTTTTTTACCTCTCCTGATGCTGTTCAGCTACGCGAACAACTTGTTCGCGTAGCAAAGGGCAGCCGGTTGAAAATAACCGAAGTGGAGCTTGACGAATTAGCCGGGATAACGAAAAAAAAGCAAGCCCAAAAGAGGCCGAAATTCGGGACGAAGGTCAAAAACGGGGGATAGTGCCACCCCTGATGACTTAAAGGCTTTTGAAAAGAGTTGAAAGGGTTTTGAAAGGGGTCTGGCAAGTTAGAAGATGGAAGCCGGAAGCCGGAAGTAAAAAACAGGAAAAATGAAGTACTTAACACAGGAACAACTCGACGCATTTTTAAACGACCGGAGCCTGAAGGCGCTGGCCGGTACCGCAGGGGTGTTGGATGCCGAACTTTTGGAAAAAGTTAACGGCATGGCCACATCAAAAATAGATGGTTACTTGCGCGGGGTATATGACCTTCCGCTGGCGGAACCGGTTGATGGGATGCTTTTCATTTTATGTGGCAACCTTATGCGTTATTTCCTTTACGAACGGCGTGATGCGGCAACTATCCCGGATAAGATTCTGAAGCTTTATGAGCTTGCAATAAAAGACCTGGATAAAATTCAGAACCGGACAATCGTACTGGAGGTTACCGATGCCGGAACCGGCGTAACCGAACCGGCAGAAATCAACACAATCAGGGTGAACACGCCCACACAGAAATTTCCATCTCATTTTACAGGATTCGACGGATTATGAATAAAATAATTGAAACAGCACAACAAGAAATCGGATACACCGAAGATCCGGCAAATTCAAATCAAACTAAGTATGGTAAATGGTTTGGGTTTGATGGTGTTGCCTGGTGTGGCATGTTTGTTTCCTGGGTATATTTTTATGCCGGATTTCCCCTCGGTAATATTGGTTTTAAAAAAGGGTTTGCAGGTTGTCAGACTGCTGTAGCTCATTTTAAAAAAACTGGTAAAATAACAAACGATCCCATTCCTGGTGACATTGTATTTTTCGATTGGAATGGTGATGGCCGCCATGACCATACAGGGATTTTCGTTCGCAAAATCGACGATTCTTTGTTCGAAACCATAGAAGGAAATACCTCACTTACAAACCAGTCGAACGGAGGCCAGGTAATGCTTAGAAAGCGGAAATACAATGCAAATACAATATTTGTACAATGAAAAAGAAAATTTTCCCATTGATTTCATTGGTTGCGGGGCTTTTGGTTATCCTTTTGGCCCAGCCGGTATTCACGGCATGTGAGAACCAGGATAAAAAGGATAAAACGGAAATCGTCCCGGCGCAAACCGGGGCGCAAACACTTGCATACGCACCGGAACAGGCTCCGGTTTATGTTTATGTGCAGGGATATGCAGAAGGTGACACAGATGCAAGTCCGTTACCTGATGCCGGCAGCGAACCGGTTATTGATATTGAAGATTCGACTTATCTGATGCTTTCCGGCGTGGCGAATCTGCTATTGCTGGTAATTACAACATTTTTGGGCAAGTACTGGAAAAAAGCCCGCGATGTACTTAACTCAATTAACGAAGGGCTGGCCGACAATACTTTGACCAAGACGGAAATACAGGCCATTGTAAAAGCCTGGAAAGGTTGATAGTTATGAAATTATCTGTTTTACTCGTGATTTTGTTTTTTTTGTCTTCAACCGGCTGCAAAACAATGCGGCCGGTTGTTGAGAAAATAAAAACCGACACCATTGTCATTACCGAGTTGGAACGGGATACCTCTGTTATCATTATGCCCGACTCGGCCATCGTACGCGCCAGGTTTGAATGCGACAGTTTGAACCAGGTAATTATGACCGACCTTGCTGCGCTTCAGGGTTCTAAAATTAAGCCTGTCGTGATGTGGAAAAAAAGCATACTGGAGGTGGTGGCCAAGGTTGACTCTCAGGCAGTATATTTCTCCTGGAAAGATAAATACATCCGTGAAACTGTTGTTGAATCAACAAAGGAAACGATTGTTAAAACCGAAAAACCTTTTTGGCCGCGCTTCTGGCCGCTTGGGCTTCGGGCAGGCGCCTGTTTGTTGTTCGGATTTATTTTGTTCAAACTGTTTTTTAAACAAAAATGACACCCGAAACTTTTGAAATCCTTCTTATCGCCGAAATAGAGGCTATTGAACTACCGGTGAGGGCTTACCCGCAGGAGCCGAAAAATTACTTCCCGGAACATGACCCCGGCGAAGTGCTTGTAAGGTACGAAGGCCGGAAGCCCGTTGAGCGCGATTTGTCGGGATTAAAAAGCAGGGTGACGTTCTTTGCCGAAATTGTAGTGGTGACGCGCCAGGTGCGCGAAACAGGCGGAGCTTACGACTGGTTGCAGCTTATTTACAAACACCTTCAGGGACGTACACTGGAGGGCATGGCCGGACAGCTTACCCTCGATGCTGAAAGCTTTATGGACGAAACCGACGGCCTTTGGCAGTTTGGCCAGAAATGGCGGGCTGAAACTGATGTTTACCAAACTTACACCGACGACTATGAGCAACATAACCTTGGGCTTGACTAACATTGTTGCCAGCATCCGGCAATGTATCCGGATTATTCTGGAAACATCGAAAGGGGAAATTCCCTTTAGGCCAAACTTCGGGCTGAGCGCAGAGTTGCTCCTCGACGGACAGGCCAATGATGTTGATATCAGTTACGCGGTAATCGATCAGCTTTCGCGTTACGAAAAAAGAATCAGAGTGAGCAAGGTAACAGTTCAGCCTGTTGCCACCAGTCAGAAACTGGTGACGATACATTACACTATTATTGCATATAAACAAAACGACATTTTAACACTTGAATTATAATGGATTACTTGCATGGAATAGAAATTAAGGAAACGCCCAAAACCATAGTACTGGCTGCGGGCGACACCGCCATAATCGGCCTGGTGGGGACAGCCCCGCAGGGTGTGGTTGATACCCCGGTTTTGATTACAAACCTTGCTGCCGGATTTGCCGCTTTTGGCGAAGACATTGGAGGGTTCACCATCCCCGCAGCGTTAGGGGTTATTTTTAATCGGGTTAACGCAAAGGTTATCGTTATTAACGTTCTTGCCAATGCCGATGCTGCCGCCCTTATTGACGAGGCGACAGGAAAAATGACCGTTGACATTGACGGTAATTGGGCGACAGGCATAGGTAAGGCAGCGCTTCCGGAAACAGCAGATTATGCTGCTGAAATTATTGCCGGAATTGAAAAAATGCTCGACATTGAGAATACGCTCGGTTTGAAGCCGAATATTTTAATTGCCCCGGGCTACAGCCAGATTGCTGCCGTATTGGCGAAAATGGATTCGGTGGCCATTAAGCTGAACGGCTTTGCTGTGGTTGATGTTGCAGCCGAAACCGTAACTGCCGCACTGGAAGCGCGTGCCACAGGAACTTATGCAACGGCCAGCGCTGCCATTGTGTTATGTTTTCCCAGGGCAATCAGGTACAATTCGCACGAGAAAGGCAACCAACCCTGCGCCTTGTCGGTTTTCTGGGCGGCAGCCAAAGCCAGCCGCGACGCGGTAATGGGTTACTGGGTGTCACCATCGAACAGCGAACTGACAGATATACTTTCGACTGATGTATTAATAAGGAGCAGCCTTACCGACCCGGCAGCCGATACAAACCTGTTGAACGCCAAGGGCATTGTTACCCTTTTCCGTCGCGCCGGTTCGGGGTATCGCATTTGGGGCAACTGGACTGCAGCCTTCCCAACCGAAATTACAGCCGATGTTATGATAGCCCCGCGTGCCGTTCGCATGGCTATACGCGAAGCTTTAATTGATGCCTCTGTCAATTATCTGGATATAACCAATATCAACAAAGTTGGTATTGATATGATTCTCGACAGTGTCAACGCATTTATTCGTAACCTGGTTGGCACAGGTGTGCTTAACCAGGGAAGCGAATGTGCTTTCGACAGCGATAAAAACACTCCGGATGAAGTTGCCCAAGGGCACCTGACATTTACACTTACCGAAGTATTTGCTCCCAGCCTCGATAAACTAACTTTCGAGGAAGTAATTGACCTGACAGCTTTAACCTTTTAATTTTAGAAACTATGTTGAATAGTATATTTAACGCCAACGCCTACCGCGACGGCAACACTCTGATAGGAAAACTTGAACAAATCGACCTTCCGAATGTGAAGTTTAAAACGGAAGACATTGCTGCTCTCGGTTTGTTCTCGACCATCGAGATTCCGGTTGGCCTCGAGAAAATGGAGGCAAAATTAAAGTGGAACGCTATTTACGACACCGACTGGAAAGCTGCTTCGCCGGTTGCAAAATCGACCATTGTTGTAAAAAGTAACATGACCAGGCATGGCGCCGACGGACGCACTGCCCAGGTTCAGGTTACAGCAACCCTTCGAGGGGTTTATAAAGAACTGCCTTCGGGCAATCTGAAATCAAATGCGAAGTTTGATGGAGCCGAGCACCTGATAACAGTAAATTATTACAAGCTGGAAGTATCAGGGACAAAAATTTACGAGGTTGATGTTTTTAACAATATCCTTTATATCGGCTCGACCGATATTCTTGAAAGTTTCAGAAGTAACCAGTAGGCATGAGTACACTGAGTGAAAATAATGCAGGTGATTATAACTGGGAAGAAGGTATTTACCAGCTTGAAGTAACCGATAAGGTTATGGGTGGCCCTGGCGGAACTGCAAACCGCCAGGCCACTGAACTTGCCATTCGCACCCGCAACCTTCACGAAAGGTTAACAGAAGCTGAAAGCGAAAAGGCCAGCCTTGACAGCCCAATTCTTACCGGTACCCCAACCGCACCCACTGCAATAGCTGGCACCAACAATACCCAGATTGCAAATACTGCCTTTGTAAAAGCAGCAATAGCAGCCCTGATTGACAGCGCACCTGGAGCGATGGACACGCTGAACGAGTTGGCTGCGGCTTTAGGTGATGATCCGAATTTTTCGGCAACCGTAATAAATGCGCTGGCGACAAAATTAAACCGGACTTTTGACAATATAAGCGATGCCGCCCAGGCAAGAGCAGCGTTAGGCCTTGGGGCTGTTGCCCTTTTAGCGTCAATTAGTATTGCAAATGTTTCCGGATTGCAGGGCGCCCTGGATGCAAAGGCGCCACTGGCCAGCCCGGCGCTGACCGGGAACCCCACAGCACCTACGGCGGCATCGGGTAATAATACAACCCAGTTGGCAACAACTGCTTTTGTACAGGCTGCAATAACGGCTTTAGGGCTTGGCGCTTTGGCTTCAGTTTCGTCGGTGGCGTATGCCCAGGTTGCCGATTCGTTGAAAAGCTATACTGCACTGCAGAGCGGTGCGGTTAATTTGTCGGAAAACGGTGGCGGTAAAATTACCCTGGCGGCCAACACTGCTTTTAGCTTCACCGGCTTTCAACTCAACAAAACGTACCTGCTTATTATTACGGCCAACGGGTTTACCCCGTCGTGGGCCGATGGAACGAAACATGTACCGGTTGATGGTAATGCGCAGTTTGACACCGCCAGTGTTTTTTACGTATCGCTTACCTGTATTGATACAACCCCGGGGAGCGAGAAGTTGTTAACGGCAATTATGAAAGGGGCATAGTATGATACCAGGGATAGGGTTAAAGATTTTGCCAAAAATGCAGCCCCGTTATACATGGGATTTAAGTTTATTGAGCTATAAAGAGAATTTTACTATCCCATCGGTAAGTGGCATAAAAGCAATGGCAATTTCCCCCGATGGAAGAAAATTCTACATAATACATACAGTGGGAACTGGTTCGGCTAATTATTCTGCATATTTTTCTGAATATAATTGCACCGTAAATCATCAAATACACACCGGCTTAACGTTAGTTAGTTCAATTAACATTGGTTCAATAGTTGGTGGAAAATATTATTCGTACTGGGCTTTTTCCTGGTCGGAAAATGGCGCATACATTTATTTTTCCTTTCAGGCCAATGATGACGCGTGGAAACTTGCAAGGATGAACACGGTGAGTCCGTGGTCAATTGCCGGTGTCACTGGTGGCATTTCTGATACCGAACATGGAGAATCTGGCTGCTCGGGATTGGCAATGGCTCCTGATGGATATTCCGCCTTAAATACTTTTGATAGTTTATCATCATTAAAAGAGTTTTATACGTCCTCCAGATATTACCTGCCGACTCAGGCAGTATCGAGTAAAAGTACATTGGAAATTAACTCGCTGTATGATTCTCCGGTTGGTCTGTGTGTTAATCTTCAGGGAACACAACTTGTTACAATTGGCGATAGTGATAATGATAAAATTTACCAGGTTAAATTGACAGTTCCCTGGAAACCAACAAGTGCAATTTTTGAAAAATCAAAATATATTATGAGCCAATTAGTATTACCAGTTGCCCTCTGGATGAATTTAATGGGCACACACTTGTATGTATCGTCAGGCACAACTTTTTACAGATATTCTCAATCATGAAACACTTAATTAAAAACAACAAAATTGTGATGTCGGGTATTCCGGCCAGCTTTACCCGCGAAAACGGCGAAAGCTTTTGGGGCGGTTACCAGAACCGCACAGACTTGCATTATGCCGACGGATGGAGAGATGAAGTTATTCCCGCTTTCGACCCTTTAACTCAACGGCTGGGTGAGCCATATTACGATATTTTACTCAAAAAAGTAACTTACCCGGTTATTGAGCGTGACATTAACCTGGAGGAATTATACCATAAAAGAATCCGCGAATTTGAACAATTTCAGAAAGAATTTCGCAGGGAAATTACGGAATTGTTCCTGGAAGAAATTGCACTTGGAACAATGTCGGACCAGGTGAAGGGGCTTATTATGGCGCTTCAGCAGCGTAAAACGGAGATTATGGCAGAACTGGAGGGATTTTACGATACAGGCAATATTGAACGCCTGGTCAATTACAGCTTTTACACCCCCGAAACCGAGCAATTTAAGCAGGCACTGGTTGCCTTAAAATAAATTTCACATTAAAACAATGAATATGAAAGTTACGGTTAAAAAACAGGAAAATTCTTTAACGTTTCAAAACATTGAAGCCCGCGAGGCTTTGGTTGAAGATATGCTGAACGCCCAGCGTGTTTCGGGCGAGGCCGAAGGGGCGGCTTTCAATGCTGCCCTGGTTGCCGAAATCTGTACGTTCGACGGGAAAAAGTTAACCTGGGAAGATGTACAAAAAATGAGGGCCAGCGATTTTTTATCGCTTCAGCTCGAATTGGCCGAGCAGGGTGCGCTGGGCTCACGAGAGCTGTTGTTGTACTTACAAGAGAAGCTCGCTTCAGCTACGAAGTAATCATGAAAATGACCATCCCTGAAGTAAATTCATGGATGGGTGAGTTGGTTGAATATTTAGAGGAAAGGAACCGCGACCGGGCGCAATAGCGGCGCCCGGTTTTTTTCAAAAAAAAGCATGGCACAGAGCATTAATATCGGCATCATATTTAACGCCAATAATAGGACAGGAAATGTTCTCAGTTCAATTAACGGGCAGGTTAACCGACTGGAGTCGCGAGTTCAGAATTTCAACTCAAAGGTAAACAGTCTCTTTTCTATTGGAAACATGATGGGAGTGGGCGCCGGATTAGGATTTCTGAAGCTTGGCGCAGATATGGAGCAAACAAATGTTGCTTTTAAAGTTATGCTCGGGAGCGCTGATGAAGCAACGAAAGTTTTAAATAAACTGAATAATTTTTCGAATGTAACCCCTTTTCAAAACAAGGAGGTTATACAGGCAGGAAGAAACCTCATTGCTTTTGGCATTGAAGCAGATAAAGTTGAATCTGTCATGCAGCGCGTTGGCGATGTTGCCTCTGGAGTTAAGATGCCTTTTACTGAACTTTCTGAAATTTACGGAAAAATAAAAGTTGGGAATACTGCTTATAATGAAGATTTAAACCAATTGGCCGGACGCGGCATCCCTATATTTACCGAACTGGCCAAGGTTATGAAAGTACCGGAAGACCAGATTAAGAAGCTTTCGTCTGAAGGTAAAATTACGTTCAGGGAAATTGACCAGGCATTTATAAACATGACATCTGCCGGCGGAAAATATGCCGGTATGATGGATGAAATGAGTAAAACAGGCGCTGGGGCATGGAGTACTGCTGTTGGTAAATTAACAGACGGTGTAACTAAACTAAGCGTTTCAATTATGCCGGTTATGACTGACATGCTTACAGGAGTGATCCCAATAATCGACAAGGTCAATGAACTAACGCAGGCGCATCCTGAACTCTTTAAAAATATTCTGATGGTTGGCGGCGGTTTAATGGGATTAAACGTTGCCGGTAAAGTATTTGGGGTTATTCAAGCAGGTGCATTGGTTGCTTCGTCAGGAATTTTACAACCCATTGCCGGAATTTCCAAAATTATGAAAGTTACCCATCTTCTTAATATGTCACTTGCTGCCGGAAAGATGGAAACTTACAGCGCACTCATTCAGCGTTACGGCATGGCGGGAAGAATTGCCGCTGGTGGTATTTGGTTAAAAAACCAGGCCGTAACTTTTGGTACATTTATTGGCAAATTGTTTAATGCCGAAACCCGAAAAGCAACCTTGTTGCAGTTGTGGAATGGTATGGTGAGCAAAGCGCAGGCAGCCTGGACATGGGCTTTGTCGGTTGCGCAAAAAGTTGCTGCAGGAGCTACCTGGTTGTGGAACCGGGCGCTTTCGGCATCAAAATTCTCGCTCACCGGGGTAATTGCCAGTACCTGGGCATGGACGGCAGCTTTGTTGGCAAACCCCATTACCTGGATTGTGGCTGCCATACTGGCCCTGGTTGCCGGAATTGCTTTAGCCTGGAAACATTTCGACTGGTTCAGGGGCGGAATAGTGGGCGCCTGGGAAGCGGTAAAGAAGTTTGGCCAGATACTTTGGGAAAGTATTATTAATCCCATCAAACTAATGATTGCCGGTGTTGGTAAGCTTATCGACGCTTTCGGGCTTTTGAAAAAAGGTGAATGGAAAGCTGCCGGGGCTACGCTGAAAAGTGGTTTTGGCGACATCGGGAAAGGGATGGTACAATCTACACCGGTGGGTGTGGCCATGAACGTGGTAAAACGCAGCGATGAAATGGGCGAAGCCTGGAATACAGGTTACCAGCGCGGAAAAGACATCGACACCAGTAATTTCCTCAGCTTCGGGAATATGTTTAACCGCGGACAGGAACAACCGGTTTCGGCTAATGATATGCAGGTACCTGTTATTAATATGACCCCAACCTGGCTTCCCGAGACAACAAATTTCAATCAGCCAAACATAAATTATGACTTTAATGCTGGCTGGGATTTACAACAAAAAAAATTAGACGGAATTGAGCAAAGAAAACAGTATGCTGAAGAATTACAAAGGCAAGGCAAAGTTCCTGAAAAGGGCAATTTTTCCACCCCTTTGCAAAACATTAATAATTCGACATCAAACAATAATTCTGTCATTAATAATAACTACCTGGATGAGTTGACCCGGAATATAGCCAATAATAGCTATGTAACGAATCAGGAGAACCGGAACCAGGAAAGCAGCATTCAAATAAACTATCAGCCACAAATCCAGATTTCAGCAGAACTATCAGCAGAGAGCCGAGACAACCTTATGAAAATGCTGAATGCCGACAAGGACAAGCTGATGAAGCTCATCAAGGAGGAACTGAGGAAAGAAGGGAGGTTAAGCTATGCCGGATAAAAATTACTGCCGATTTGGAGATATTAGTTTTTCGGTTGCCGATGGCATAACCGGCTTCAGTTCAGAAACGGGGTTTGATTACGCCAAACACGACATTGTGACCGGGAAACCTACGCTCCAGGCAATGGGCGAAAAATTGCAGGAGGTAACCATTGAGATCATGCTGCGCAGCATACTTGGACACGATGTGCCTGGGGTAATTGAAAGCCTCGAAAATTTAAAAACATCAGGGAAAGCTCAGAAGCTGGTATTTGGCTCGGGCGTTTACCAGGGTAATTTCGTGCTTAAAGAAATTTCGTCAAAAGTTTTAAAAACCGATGAGACTGGGGTTATACAATCAGCCGATTTGACTCTGAATTTACTTGAGTATGCCGAAAGGGAAACAACTTCGAAGCGAAAAACAGAAACAAAACCGGTGGGAGAAACAACAAAAAGAACCGTAACTGTTGAGTAATGGCCACAAAAATTTACATAGCAACCGATAATGACCGGTGGGATCACCTGGCGTACGACTTTTATGGCGACGCTTCGCTGGTGGCTCCGCTGATGGCTGCAAACCCGTCGATTGTGCCGTCAAAAATTTTTTTCGATGCCGGCACAAAGATTATTATTCCCGACCTACCGGATGAATACATAAAGCAACAAGAAACAACCGTTAAAGCACCCTGGAAATGACTCCGGTTTATATAATAGAATATGAAGGCAAGGACGTAACGAATGACTTTTCTCCGTTACTTGAAAGCATTATTTTCAGGGAATATTTAGAGAATAAGGCGGCAGAACTGGAGTTGGTTTTTAATAATTCAGCGGCTTATTTTTTGAACGACTGGTACCCGGCGATAAACGACAAATTGACGGCTAAACTTGGGTACAAAGAAGGCACGCTAATTAATGCCGGAACTTTCTATGTTGACGACATTACACTGATGGGTGGCCGTTATGGAGAAACGGCCAGTTTCAGGGCAATCAGCGCCTACGCTTCTACCATATATTCGGACGAACAGAGAAAAAACCGCGAAGGTGCGGCGTTGCAGGAACTTGTTGACGAGGAAGCCTCCCGATTAAATTATAGTGCAAAAGGTGACCTTTCGGGAACCTGGAGCGGTTTTCAGAAAGGAACAGGGTTTCAGTTTCTGGAACAGCTTGCCAGGGAAACCGGCAGGGTTATGAAGGTTGAAGCAACCGACCTGATTTTTTTTCTGTTATCGAGCGTAAAAAAAGGGGTCGTTGTCGGAATCATTGACAAGGCTGATGTGATTGATTACTCACTTACTGACAAAGCTGCCGGAAGAATTAGTAAATGTACTGTTAAACATTGGGATAAAGCCAGGAAGCAGCTTATTAAAGGTGTGTATGATTGCGGCATAACCGGAGGCGGAAGCCGAACAATATGGGAGGAAGTGGCAGATGCATCAGCAGCCGCTGAACGCGCGAAAAACTATGTGGAAAACTGGAATAAGCAGGGCGTAAGGTTCGACATAACTATTCCTGGTAATGTGGATTATCGCGCTGGAGTCAGGCTTACTGTGACCGGATTTGGCCGGTTTGATAAAACCTGGTACATAGCCGAAGCACAGCATGTAATGAGTAAAACTGGCGGTTATACAACTACAATAACGTTACAGGAATGATTGAGATAGGAACAGTAAAGGAGGTTTCTCCGGAATCAGGGACAGTTCTGGTCGAATTTGAACACATGGATACAGAAGCTAATTGTGCGGTACTGGTACCCAGTACTGGTGCGAATACTGTTTTTCATTTGCCGGCTGCAGGTACACAGGTGGTGTGCTGGCTCGAGGGGGGGAAGAACCTGGCTTTAGGCTGCATTTTTTCGGATGCTGACCCGGTTCCGGCGGATGTTGATGATAATACAGAGGTACGGCAGTTTGGTAAAACGGTTACCACTTCGAAAGCTGATTCCTGGAAAGTGGAACAGGATGAAATATCAATGAAATTTATCGGCAACAAAGCCAGTTTAAAAAATGGTTCAATAGGTATTAAATCAATTTTAAATGACATTTTAACAGCTATTAAAACGCTGACCGTTTCAACAGGCGTCGGGCCAAGTGGTACGCCGCTGCCGCCGACAATCCAAAAGGTTACTGCCCTGGAACAAAATGTAAATAACCTTTTAAACGATTAATAATATGGCACTGAACAAAGCTGTACTAAAATTGGGGATTCTTGACCTGCTAACTGAGATGAGGACAAAAGAGGATGTTTCGGATAACTATTTTGCCGACCAGTTCTCATCGTTAATTGATGCATACGTTAAAACCGCAACAGTTACAACAACAGTTACAGGGACGTGCGCTACACCTGCAGGCGCAGGAACTATTGCCGGAACAGGACAAGGAACTTTAAGTTAAAACAGATATGGAAGAAATAACTTTTATCGATAAAGACCCGGAACAAATTTTAAATGATACCATTGCGTTGTATCAGACAAAATCGGGTGCAATCTTAAACAGTGCAGATCCGGAACGCATCCTGATTGACTGTATGGGTTACCGGGAAGTTCTTTTGCGTAACGGCATGGAATGGCTGATGCGTCAGAATTTCGTTCAGTTGGCCGAAGGATCGAAACTGGACTACTGGGGGGGTCTATTTGGCATAGACCGAGAAGATAATGAAACCGATGAAAACTATCGAGTGCGAATTTTAGAAACTAACAAAAGTGAAGGGACAGGGACAAAAGCTGCTTATAAGTCACGTATGTTGTCGCTTTCGGGTGTGGCAGATGTTTTAATTTACACAAAAAACGATGACGAAACGCTTTTCCCGGGCACCGTTCGGATGATACCAATTCAGAGAATTATCGATCCTGAAACGTTGATTAGTTCGGGTGTGGTTCATAATGCTGCTCTGGAGAGTGAAATTATGGCGGCCATCCTCTCAGATGAATTCGGAGTTGTTGGTAATGTTTTTCTTTTTGCTGATGCTGTTCCCGTCGCTATCAATGGTACCATTAACGTGAGGGCTATTACTGGCTTTGATCAGGAAGTGTTAATGAGTAACATTAATTATCAACTTGACAGATATTTTGGACAGTTATCATTGAGTTTTGATTCTGAATTCGGCATTTCAGGAGTTAACACTTATCTTAATAATGCTGAAGGGTTGCAGCAAGTTACAGCTATTAATTTCCCCGATGTACCGGTGCTGTCAACGAGAGAATTTTACCAAAAGGGCGACGTAACTATAAATATTGAGTGATGCAGTTATTACCTGAAAGCGTTAGATCAACATCGACAACAGCCTTGGATGCAACCTGGGCAACCCGGATAGAATTGCTTCGGTATGAAAGGCTGGCAATTGATTTGCTAACAGAAACTAACGCGACAAAACTGGAGATGTGGCTTGAAATGTTTGGGGTTTCCAAAAGTTCGTTCGAAGGGTTAAGTACTGAAGAGTATAAGCGATTATTACAATATATTATTGTTATTTTAAGATTGTCAGGAACACCAAAGTCAATAAAACTTCTGGGACTTGTATTAGGCGCCACTTCTGTTACAATTGTTCAGGATTATACATTTAAATATGATGGAGCATGGTCATTTGACGGCTCCAACCTGTTTGATGGAGGCGATATAACAAAGCGGTTCATCATAAGGCTTACGATTACCGGAATTGCGCCTGAAAACAGGGAATCGTTCATTGAAAAACTGAGAAGGTTATTTGAGGTTTCGCAGCCTGTTTGGATCTACCTTGAGAGAGTGGATTTTGTCTAAAAAAAAACCCGGGCGGCTGCTACACCTGAAACAAAAAACCCGAAGAGTCTTAAGCTCGGTACCGCCCGGGCAAAAGTCTTTATTCTTCGGGTATTTTCAGATGTAGCGCTGCAAATTTAATTATAAATTATTAATAATGATGTAGCAATGAAAACACCAATTTCTTATTATGGGGGCAAACAGAATATGTTAAAGTATATCCTGCCATTGTTCCCATCGGATTTCAACCTTTATTGTGAACCGTTTGTTGGCGGCGGAGCGGTATTCTGGGCAAAGGAACCCAGTAAAGTGGAGGTGATAAACGACACAAACAAGGAGCTAATAAACTTTTATGAAGTTGTACAAAATGATTTTATTGAACTTGAAAAGTTAATTCGGATTACGCTTCATTCGCGTTCTTTGTTTAACGATGCAAGGGTGATTTATGGAAATCCCCACATGTTTAGTCGTATAAAAAGAGCCTGGGCTGTGTGGGTTTTATCGACGCAGGGCTTTGCCTCTAAACTTGACGGTTCGTGGGGATATGACAAGCAGAAGGCTACGGTATCGGTGAAAATCCAAAATAAAAAAGATAGCTTTACAGAGGAGTTGGCTATTCGGTTGCAACATGTGCAAATTGAATGCACTGATGCACTTCGGATTATTCGTTCCAGGGATGAAAAAGTCTCTTTCTTTTATTGTGATCCACCCTATTACAACAGTGATTGTGGGCACTATGACGGATACACGATTGAAGATTTTGAAATGCTTTTGAAATTGCTTTCAACCCTTAATGGAAGGTTTTTATTGAGCAGTTATCCGTCTGACGTTTTAAACGAATATACAGCAGCCAATGGCTGGCATCAAAAAGGCTTTGACCAAAAGGTGAGCGTGTCAAGAAACAAGACAAATTTGAAGGCGAAGCAGGAGATTTTAACAGCTAATTACGTGTTATAA